AACGTCGAGATTATAGCCCGCTCTCACCTGGGCCGCAATCTCCATCGACAATTCGTCAAAGCGCGGCTTGTCGGAGGCGAATTGCTGGATTTCGCCGAGCAGGCCCTGCGCCTGCTGGTTCTGCAGCGTGCTCTTCACCTGCCCGAGCTCGCCCTGTAGCTGTTGTTGAAGCTGCCCGACTTGGTTGCGCAGTTCCATGATCTCACGGGCCGCGCCCGCAGAAGCCTGCTCCGGCTGCTGGCCGGAGACGTAGCCCACGAGATCCTGCACGGTCATCCCGGCATGCCGCAGCAGCTCCTGGATGGCCGGCATGGGATCGCGCGACTGCAGCGTCTGTGACAGGCGGATGTATTGATCCATCGTCTGCCTGATGGTCGTGCCGTGCTGCTTGGCGAGCGCGTCGTAGTCGCGCAAGTCGTTGAAGGCGGTCGCGTCATCGCGGTATTTCTGGATGCCCTGCTCCATCTCGCGGAATGCCCGGTGCACCTCGGCGCGCACTGGCTCGGGTGCGTCCTTCCAGGCCGTCTTGGCGTCGGGGGAAAAGCGCGTCGGCGGCTCGGCGAAGTGGCCATTGAGCTTTTCGGGAGCTTTTTCGCTGCTTTTTGCCTCCTGGGTGACAGGTTTTGTCACCTCCCCCGCCTTTACCCCCTTTGTCCCCTCCGCCGGGAGGAATTTGCCATCCGGCCCGCGCTGCCGCTCGGGCTTCGCCTCGGCCTCCGGCGCCGGCTTGGCCTCCGGGACTGGCTCGGTGAGTGACCCGATGGGCTCTGGAGCGCGTGATGGCTCGCTGTCCACGCCGGCCTTGGCAAACGCCCGATCGATGGAGCCTCGTGGCGTCGGCTCTTTGGCGCGCTCTGCCGGGGATGGAGGCGGAGGAGTAGGAGACGGATCGGACGGCGCAGGCGCAGGAGCGTCGGCCGCCGGTGAAGGCGAGCCCTGTTCAGACATTGATGATCCTTTGGGAATTGTGATAAACTGGAGTCAGCGCAGTGAAGGGAAACCTTCATGCCAGCGCAGGCCAAGCGCCGTTCTTCACCGTTCGGCGCTTGCGCCGCGCCTGCTTTAGGCCCCGAGGCCAGCCTTGCTGAAAGCCTTTCCCACCGCCGCCTTGATGTCCGCGCGGCGCGGCCGCTTCATGGGTGGCGGAGCGGTCGGCACGTCGTTGCCCACTTCGACCATGCCCGCCTCGCGGTAGGTCTGCCGCAGGCGCGACTTGCTGTCGTAGAGCTTCCCGTCGAGCATGCTCTGCGTAGGCGGCATTTCATCCCGCAGCAGGTGCGGCATGGGCAGCGTCGAGCGATTAGGCGTCGGCCGGCAATACTCCTCCGCCGGGACCAAGCCGGTCCCGGTGACGATCCAGCGCATGATGCCGTGCTATTGCCAGACGCGCTGCGGCGAGACGATCGTCTGCTCGTTGATCAGCGCCACGTTGGCGTATTGGACGCCCTCAGTCGTGCCGTCCGTCACGACCGTGCCGTTGTCGCTGAAGGTGATGCCGAAATGCGTGCGCTGTGCCGCCGGCAGCAGGTTGCCGTCCTCGTCGGTCTGCTCTAGCCCCTCGATCTCCTGCTGCTCGCGCTCGCCGGAAACCCGCACGTTGCAGTGCCAGCCGCTCTTGATGACGGGTGGCACGATCTCTTGATCGCCACCACCGGAGCCGGGAACGTCGACGATAAGTATCCCACTTTCATACTCCGGCGTGCCGATCAGCGGATCGATCTCGATCCCCGGCAACGGCCTGTTCTCGTCGTCGATGAACTCGGCCGTGCGCGCCATGGCCTCCCAGTCCTTGCGGGTCAGGGAGCGAAAGAGGAAATTGATCACGGCGTAGTCTCCGTCACCATCTCCGCACCGCTCTTGCGGCGCGGCAGATAGCGGACCTTGCGGATGTAGCCGTTTGGCGTGTTTACCGTTGACTGCCCACCAAACTGAATGCTCGTACCGGGACTCAGCAGTGCAGCGCCCGCCTGTGTGTCAGTTCCTGGCACAAGACCATCAGCAGTTACCGCCCGATCTGCACTCGCGAAGGCCGCAGCCAGTTTATGACTGCCAAGAATACTCGGAACCGTTTTGAGTATAAATGCAACTCCGTCATAAAGACCGAACTGAGTAGTGCTGTTAATAAATAATGCTGCGTTTCCACTGGGGATATTGGCAACAACAAAGTCATTGCCACCGAAGGACTTAAACTCTGCATCCACCCACCAGCTCCCCGCCGTAGCGCTGTAGTTGATCGAGGCCGGCGTGACGTTGACCTGATCCGCCGCCCGCGTGACCGTGGCGGCGAGCGTCGGGATGGGCGAGGTGGCGACGGTGCCGGCCTCCATCTGCGCGCCCCAGAGATAGATGCCCTTTGTGATGTCCCCGGCAAAGCTGTTTGCCGTGTCGCCGGTTGCCGTCCCGAACTGGATGAGGGCAAAGCTTCCGGATACCGTCTTAGTCGCTGTACAGCGGTACCAGCCATTGCCAACGGCAGTTATCGTCGCAGTGGTTCCCCCTGGAACAGTCCCGAGAGTGCCATTGCCGAGATTGAAGAAAACGAGATTGTCGCCTGTGACATAGCTATTAATGTAGAACCAAGTGCGCTCTGCGGCCTTAGCGTATACAGACCAGGTGCATGCCACATTAGGCGGCGCTAATGAATAATAGACCTTGTGCTCAGACGTGGCGGCCGTTTCCACAAGTTTATCGGCAGTCGTGGTTCCATCGGGAGCAGCGGTTGCATTGACGGAAACCGTCGACCCCTGTGCAGACCACGTCGTGCTGAAATCAGCGGATTGCACGGCGAGGTTCGTCGCCTGCGGCTCGCACAGCAGCCCCTTTGCCGCGTGCGTCACCGGGTCGTAGTCGAGCGCCAGCCCCACGCGGGCGGCAGTGGTGGTGGGAAGGTAGGCAGTGGGGACAGTGCCGAGGTTTAGCTGCGCACCCCAGACATAGACGCCGGACACACCGTCTCCGGTAAATAATGTATTAGTGCCATCGTTTGACAGCATTACGTCTGTGTACAACGTTGCTGCATTTGTCGTCCGTGTTACGGACAAACGATACCAGCCGTTTGGCAGTGCTGTGATCGTATAGGAGGTCGGCGTTCCAACTGTAGCAGTCATCACCCCTGTAGAAATATTGAAGATATATCCGTGGTAGGAGCTATCCCATAACTGCAATGATACGAAGTTGTAGCCCTTTGGCTTGGCGTAGACAGAAAACGTGTAGGCTGTGCCTATAGTCAAAGAACCAGCAGCACCCTCAATGCGGAAAGTGCTCGTAGAGGTGTCAACCACCAAACTGTCTGCAGTAAGCGTCCCATCAGGAGCCGTAGTCACATTTGCAGTTTTAGTAAGATTTGCTGCTGTGCTCCAAAAAGCGGCTTCGAACGTCTGGCTCTGCAGCAGCAGATTATGCGGCGACCAGCCCAGCGTCCCCGCCACGTCATAGACCATCTTCGGCGAGGTGCCGGCTTGCGTGTAGAATGCGTCGACGGCGTAGTTCGTGGTCACATTCGCGGCCTTGACCGCCACGCGGCTGGCATCCGTCGCATAGGTGAAGTCGGTCGCGAAGCCGTTGGCCTCGCCAACCAATAACCCCGCGCCGCCAACCGCTGCACCGCCCGCGCTCCAGATCGAGCCGTCCTCGTTAAACAGCGTGATGGGCGGGGCACCCGATGTCACAATCTGGATCGGCGGCGCCGGGCCGGTCGTCACCACGAAGGGCGGCGCACCGGACGGCACCTGCACGAACGGCGGAGCGCCGGACGCTACCACCTGCACCGGAGGCGCGAGGACCGCCATCACGCGGCCTCCCTAGCGGGCTTGGGCTGCGCGGCAGCCTTCGCCTGCGCCCCTATGCGCTCGATCTCGGCGTAGATCTTCTCAATCTCCGCCTTGGTCTTCTGCATGTCGAGCGCGCCGGCCTGCATGTCCATCGTGAACTTGGCTTGCAACTCCTGGATCTGTAGCCCGGCATCGTGTTGCTGCTTCTCGGCGTCGGCGCGCATCGCCTGCATCGCCATTTCCATGTCGTGCTGCTGCTTTTCCTGCGCCATGGCGGCCTTCTGCTGCTCCGCTGCGGCCTTCTGCTGTGCCGCCTGTTGGTCGGCGGCCTGCTTCGCTTGCGCGATCTGCTGGTCGCTCTGCTGCTTCGCCTGCGCGAGCTGCGCCTTCTGCTGCTCGGCCTGCGCCTTCGCCTGCGCCGCCTGCGCCTCGGGCGAGGGCGGCTGTGGCTGGCTCGCCTTCTGCTCGACCGTATCGGCGAATTTCTCGATCGCCCCCTCCAGCTCCCTTCCCGCCCGGAAGCCAGCGGCCAGGAATTTCAGCATCTCGGCCGCCACCGGCGCGATCTCCGGCGCCTGCCCCACCACCGGCACCACCTGCCCGATAAAGCCGCCCACCGCCGTGATGAACTCGGTCCTACGCTGCTTCTCGGCGTTCTCGTCCGGCTGAATGGTGCTGTCCGTCTCGATGTCCAAGACGAACGGCCGCACCTTCTCGGAGCGCAGCAGCTCCACCACCTTGTCCATGGTGACGGCCTGCTGCATCTGCTGCTGCGCCTGTTGCTGGATCTGCTGCTTCTGCTGCTGCGCTTTCTGCAGGGCCTGCTGCGCCAGTTGCGGATTTTGCTGCACGGCCTGCATCACCTGTGGGTTTTGCCGCGCCTGCATGATCATCTGGTCGATCTGCATGGTCTGCTGCTGCACGGCCTGCATGGCCTGCTGCTGCATCACCTGCGCGCTCGGCAGATCCTTGATCTGGCTCAGGTTCAGCAGCGCCTCGGGCGAGAAGTTCTCGGCCATGATCTCGCCCGCCATGCGGATCGCGTCCCGCGCCAGCCGGATCATCTCGGCCTGCTTTTCGCGTATCCGCACCGCGCCGGTCTGGGCTTTGAGCTCCTGCGCGCCCAATGTTTCGTTCGGGTCCGTCTGGCCGCGCATGATGTCGGAGAGGCCGGTGATCTGATACACGTCCTCGATCAGTTGCCGGCGCAGCGCCACCAGTTCCGTAATGACGGTCGCCACGTCCTGCACCGGCAGCCAGACGATGCTCTCCTTGAGACTACTCCCACCAAGCGCTGCGAAATTGCTCACCCCGACCAGCACAGCGCGGTTTTCCTGGTCGGCAAACACATTCTCGATGGCCTGCGCGAGATCCCCGGCCCCAGAAGGATAAAACCCTTTCATCTTAAGGGCTTCAGCGAGAGAGCTAATCCTCGCTGTCATCTCGTTGATTTCCTCTACCTGGTCCTTGTAGTACAAGAAATCCGGGACCGGGATGAGGCTGCGCCGCTGGCAGGTGGCGTATGCCGGCTTCGGGCAGGGGAAGAAGCTTTCGAGGTTCGGCAACGGCAGGAACCCATCCTGCGGCGGCTCGCCGGGCGTGCGCTGGTCGAGCACCACCTCGACGCCCTCGGAGATCCACACCACGATGCGCTTCGGCCGTGACCATATCTGCCAGACGCCGGCCTTCTGCTCCCCTTTGTATTCCTCGCGGCTGTCCTTGCGCTCCTTGAAGACGGCGCTCTGCAGCCAGTCCTCCTCAGTGTCGGGAAAGCGCGCACGCATCTGCTTGCGTGTCAGCCAGTCGCGCCGCGCCACCCACCCCACCTCACGCCACTTGCGTGCCGGTTCGTGCAGGAAATCGCCGCGATCGAGCTGGTCGAACTCCACCATGCTGTCGGTATTGCGCAGCCACAGGACGCCGCGAGCGTGGATGGCGAGATCGTCGCGCACGAGCTTCATGGCCTCGTGCAACTGCCCGTCATTCGCCTCCGTGACGGAGATCAGCGCGCGTTCAAGTAATTCACTAGCTCTTCGCGGTAACTCGCTCTGATCCTTGAACTTTGGCACGACGACAGGGATGGCCGGGCGGGCGTAAATGGAGGGGCGGAGGACCTCTTGGTTCGCCCAAAATATCTTGAACTCACGGTCGCTGGTCGTATTCCCGAGCAGGTCCAGCTTGGCGTAGAGGTCGTCGATCGTGTCGCACTTCGTGTGCCACTTCTCGAAGCAGTGCTCGGCGTCCGAGATGAGCGCCAGCCACGGCTTCGCGTCGTCTGGGCTATCGGGCTTTTGATAGGCGGGCGACTCCTCGGCGTTGGCGCCGGAGTCGTCGTAGGCGTTAGCCATGCTGACTGGCCATCCAGGCCGGCAATTGCGAAATCCGCACGCCGGGGCCGACGCCCGCGAAGTTGAGCAACATCGTGACAATGACGAGCACGGCGATCACCACGATGACGACCCTGATGATCTTTCCGACTGGCTCGGGCGGCGCTAACTCACCGACCACGTAAAAGGCGAGCCACACCAGCAGGCCGCAGGCGAGAAGCACGATGATTAAGACGAAGAGCGAGCCTATGCTGATGGCCATGCTATTATCCTCGTGATCATTTGGAGTGTCCTCATGGAGCGGCGATCGCCCACAATGCGGCTGGAGGAAGCCAAGAAGCACTTGCACGAAATTGAACAGATGATGGCCACTGCCGACGAGTTGCGCGCCATGTTTCCCGATCCACCCGATCAGGCCACGATGCCGGAGGAGGTGTGGTGGTACCTTGCTAACGTCGACAAGTATCTGAGCGGCGAGGCAGACACGCTGGGCGAGGTGCCCTGGCCTTCGCTTCTACACAGCTATCCTGCGGCCGCTCCTCGGCGGCGGCGGGCCCGGTAGATACACCTGGCCGGGCTGTAGCTGCGGCTTCGGTCGATCGTCCTTCACCGGGATTTGCTGCCAGGCGAGCGCCAGGTAGCGAAAGGCGTCACTGGCGTGGCTCGCCCAGTTGTGATTGTCGTCGTTCCTGAAGACCTTCTTGTCGTCGTCCCAGTCTCTCGCATATTGCTCTAGAGCCGGGATGCCATACTCCTCGCAGCGTGGATGAAAGACGCACCGCGGCAGCGTGCGCCGCGTCGCATTGATCCCGTCCAATTTTCGCATGTTTGGGCAGAGCCGCGGGTTCAGCCCCAGCAACTGCATCGTCTCCAAGCGCGATCGCCCGCCAGTAGTGCCCCATTCGCGCACAGATGCGTCGTGAGGCACCCAATCGATCGTCGCCCACTCCCCATGCCTCGCGTCCCTGAAACGCGGCCAGCCGTGCTCCTGGCGCTTCTGGTAGTCGAGCTCCGCGAACGTCTCCAGGTGCCCGTGGTTCTCGGTATGGCAGTCGAGCAGCACCACCTGCGTGCCCTGGATCTGAAACCACCAAATTGAGGTGTCGTCCCTGACGCCTATATCCCAGGCTGTGTTCACTGGCACGCCTGGGAGCGCCTCCACCTCGGCTATGCGGCCCTCGGAGCGCACGGCGAGCATCTCGCGGGCGTAGTAGGCGCCCAAGATTGCGGCGTTGAAGCTGCACTCGTATTCCTGAGAGAAGAACGCCCTGCCCTCGTCCTCGCCGTAGAGCGAGATGTATTCCGCGAGGCTTTCGGCGAGCTGCTCCTGCGACAGCGCCTCTGTGTCGTGGATCGTGCTGACTTCCGCGAACCACTTCGGGCTGCGGACGGCCATGTCGAACATGTCCTTGCAGTGATTGCGCCCGCGCGGCGTGCTTATGAAGAGTGCCCACCCGCCGTTTTCTTCCAGCATTGGTCGGTGGTATGCCCAGGCCGAGGGATTGGCCAAAGCCCACTCCGAATAGACAATTCCCGCCGGCCCACTGCCGACCGTCTTGTCAAAACGATCAGAGCCGATCAGTTGCCAAGTGGACTGGTTGTTGAGCCGGATGAACATCTCCGACTCGTTCTTGCTCTCGACGATCTCGGGCGGGAAAGCCTCATCAATGCGGCGCTTGGCAGTGTGCGGATTGACGGAAGTCCAGAGAGCCCGCCGGCCCTGCTCAAATTGAGGCAAGCAGTGCCAGTATGAGCCCACTCGCTTGTGCGCCAGTTCGCAGGTGGCGATGAGTGCGATTTCGTCCTTGCCCCACCTCCTATGCGCCACCTCTATGGCCCGTGTGCCGCCTCCGATCAGATATGAGTGCAGTGGCTGCTGGTAGGGGCGGATCGAGTGGGTGATTTTCAATGTCTTATTAGGGTCTCGCGCGCGCAGTATGTACTAGTACTTATAAACCAGTTCCTACACCGCGCGGGCGCGCACGCGGCCTTAGTAGATATTCTAGGTACTGAGCGGGCGCGCCCTTTGGTACATTTTCCACCGATATGAGACACTCCTACCGACGCCCCGTCCAATCGCGGCTATAACCCTGTAGTCCATTGATAAACGGCGAACGACCACCACCCATACCAGAATATGGTCGATAGTGCGGGATTGGCGGTGGTACTGGCATTCCTATGCCTCTGCCGGGGTCGGGCCTGTAGTGTGGGATCGGAGGAGGGAGCC